GCAGTTAAGTCGATTTGGTATGCAAAAGAATGGGAGACTAGAAAGTGTGGGCTCTCACGATGACTTGGCCATGGCTCTAGCACTGGCTAACTGGGCTACAAAGGAGTTCAAAGGAAGCATTGTTCTGCTCGATGACTATCTTGATGGATTTAACGATTGGTTCGGAGATGTTCCTCAAAGAGCGGTGGCAGGAGCCAGTTGGTTCACAATATAGTTAAATGAAGTCTTAAGTTGGAAATCATATGTGGCCAAGTCTTGCAGTAGGTAATCCTTCCAAAACAGTAGACATGGGTCATGACTTACTTACTACAATAGCATCAAACTTAGCCATGCACCCTAACGTAGATGAAAACATAGCAAAGTCAATTGCTTCGCAAACAGTGATGTTTACCGAAGAGTCTTTGCCTGAGACAAAATATGCTGCCTTTTCTCCAACCGGAGAGGGGTGGTTTGAAGACCGAATAGGTAAAAGTGCAAATAGTGTTATACGAGATTTGAGAAAAGCCCGTCGTGTTTTCAAAGAAGACAAAGCAGAGATTGACCAAATCATTGCGAGTGTAAGGGCACTCAAGAGTGCAGAAGTAGAGGCAACACTTTCGCTCTTACCTTGGGGTAATGAGTACCATGATACCATGAGAAAGATGGGGTTGACCGACAAAGACATGCGTTCTCTTCGTCTGTTTGGCAATACACGTAAGTCAAGTCTTATGCGAGCCTGTCATGTCTGGCAAAGTGCAGAAGACGCTTTAGCCAAACTCGATGAGTACGAAGATGTGTGGGGAGAAGAAGAGCGTAACGCTTGGGTCAACGCCATGGGTATGAAAAAAGAGGCTAGAAGCATTTGGAGAAATGCGCTTCATCAATTCGATAATCTGAGTACAATACAGAAAAAATGGTTAGATATGGCCAAGGCAGAGATACAAGAGAAAGGGGCCATGACTTCAAGAGCCATTGCGAGTAATCTAGTGGAGAAAGGAGTCAAGCGTGTCAATGCAAGTAAACTTTCACAATTACTAAAGATGTATGGTGAAGAAATCAATATTGTAAAAGGCCATCGTAAGAGCGAATATCTTTGTTTAAGTAAGGAAGGTTTGATTATTAAGGACCCATGGGCTTACGCAGCGGGCTTTCTCGATGCTGATGGTTACATCACCATTACCGAGAGAGGAGAACCTAGAGCAGGTTTTATCGCCACAGGAGAGAGGGGTAGAATGCATTGTGAACAGTTGCACAAAAATATAGGTGCAGGTGTGTTGCAACTTGACCAAAAGGTATACTCGGATAATCAACGGAGTCAGCATCGAGTGAGTTTCTATTCAAAAGATGATTTGGCTAAATTACTTGGCCAACTTACCCCACACTTAAGAATGAAAGACATGCAGGCGAAAGCAGTGATGGCTTACATCAATGAATCTGACCCAGTCAAGAAAACGCAATTGAAACGCTTTGTTCAGTTTTCAAATAGAGACGGAACAACCAAAGGTAAGGAGTCACTGCGTGAGTGGGGAGTGGACCGAGATACAGTAATTAGTTGGGCGGAGGGATTGTAATGGCAGAGAAAGGAAGAGTTGGCAGAATATTAGATTCAATCACCAGTCCTTTCCGCCGAAGGACAACTCCAGAACCACAAATGCCCCTCTGGACGACTGGTATTCAAGAACCAGTTCTTGTACAAGGTATTACGATACCTGCGCTTTATGCAGTAGCCAATGAAAATTTGATTTTAAGAACGGTGCTTTCTACTCTTCAACAAGAAATATTTCGACGTGGTTACTATTGGGAAAAGAAATTCAATAAAAAATGCACAGCATGTGATGCAGAATTTCAACATGATGTGAATGAATGCAAAGAGTGTGGTAGCACAGAAATGGCAGAGCCTGACCCAAATCAACTGGTTTATCCTCGATGGTTACTTGAAAAACGTAACTCAATGGAACAGACGTTTATGGACGTATTACGTGAACTTGAATACGACTTAAATATCACAGATGATGCTTTTATGGTTCTTATCAAGGAGTATTACATTGACCCTGAGACAAAAGAGATGGCATTTTATCGAGTGAAAGAAATCGTTCGTGGTGACCCTATCTTCATGAGAATAATCGCAGATAAGCGTGGGGTAAGAGGAGGCAGGTTCCGTGTTTGTCCAATACATCGAACAGAAGTCAAGTCATACTCTGAACAAGAAAAGAACTGTCCGACATGTGGTATTGAAATGGAGGACGTGCATCATGTCAATACGGCAGGTTCGGGTAAGACCCAATATTATCTCAAGGGTGAAGTTATTCACGTTAGTAAATATCAACCTTCTAAGTTGTATGGTCGAAGTCCAGTTTCGACACTCTGGCGACAAGCCATGACTTTGACAGCCATGGACAACTACATGTACACTGCTTACAGTAAGCGTAGGATTCCAAGAGGTATTCTTAGTATATCGACAGACAATCTTGAATCGATGAAGTCTTTTTGGAAATCTACTGATGAAAAATTAGAACGTGACCCTCACTACATTCCAAAGATTGCAACAGAAGGCTCTGGTAAAGGTGGTGTCAATTGGGTTAAACTCATGGACAGTCTTGAAGAAATGCAGTATATACCTGCTCGTGATGAGATGCGTCAACGTATCGCAGCCTTCTACGGTGTATCTAATGTGTTCATGATGGATACTGGTAAGTCTGGTGGCCTGAATAACGAGGGTATGCAGATACTTGTCACAAACCGTGCTGTTGAATTCGGACATAAAGTATACACAGAACATCTATTTCCACGCATGGCTGAACAAATGGACGTTACTGATTGGAAACTCACACTCTATCCAAACGAAGAGGAAGATGAAGTCACTCGATTACGACGTGATGAAATGGAAGTTAACATCGCTCAACGTATGATGATGATGGGTTACCAGCCTACATTGGTCGAAGATGCAAATCGTGACATACGATTTATCTACAAACAACCCGACCCTTCACAACAACCACCTGCACCTCCACAAGGTATGCCACCGGGTGGTATGCCAATGGGTGGTATGCAAATGGGTGGAGGTATGGGAACTCCGGGTGCTCTGCCCTCACGTAATATTCCACCGCAACTTGCAGCCCAAATGGGTCGTCAAGCACAAACTCCCGGCATGGCAAATCCGGGTGGAGAGGGGATGGGTATGAGAAACAGAGGACCAGCCAGCCCTCAAAACAGGTCAACAATGGGAGCAGGGGCTCCTTTCTCTAGTGTTCAGCAGAGAGGTTCACCGATGGGAGGCGTACAACAGGCTTCTCAAAGTATAATGGATGCACGTAATTTGAGGGGTGCTTGAGGAGAAACTTAAAGTCAAGTGGTGTATTGGACATGGGCATGGACTTAAAGAAATTGGACCCAATGGCAAGAAAAATGCGTTCGCATGTTGATGCATTTTACAAGGCTTTGGAACTCAACGATGGCTCATCTGCAAGCAGCCACATCAATGAAATCGTAAAGTATGCTGACTATCTAAGCAAGGATATTGACAGCGCAGTTATCAAGCAAGATGACAGGATGATTGGAGTGAACGATATTTATGCAGGTGGCGTACCAGTCAGAAAAATGAACGAAGTACAAAGTGTACACGAATCAACTGACAGAGTATTACCGGGAACTATCCGAACCAGCCGATTTGGAACCATTAACCGAAGACTTTCCAATCGCACACTTTGAGGTGATTAGTTGAGTGAAGAGGGTAACTCGGCTGAGAAATTGATGGGTGCATTGATTAGTAAGATGGAAAGCATGGATGCAGGTATTCAAGTTCTCAAAGCAGAGAACGAACAACTCAAGGCTATGATGCAAAATCCGGCAGTGATTTTGAGGAAAGCAGGGTTTGTTTCAGCATCTACTCAAATGCCACAAGACGTTGTTGAAGACGGATTTAGAGGTGACGTAAACGATTATATCTTGAAAGGCGAAGACGGATTTGAAATGCCCGTACCTAAGACTAATGAAGATTTCCACAGCATGGATTGGTCAGATATACATGCTTTAGCAGAACAAGCCAAGAGCGCAGGAGCGATTGGTAACCAAACAGGGATAGAGTGAATAATATGAAACCAAGAAAAGCAGTACCAAACGACAAAGCATATGCTTTACTCAAAGCAGCAAAGCAACTTGAAGACAGAATTGCCAAGAAAGAAGGCAGTCAACCTGACTATTCTGGACAAGATGCTGGTAGCACTTCCGGCTACGCTCGTTTAGAAATACAACCATCTGGTGTTCCAAACGCTTTCTACAGCACAAACAACGTCATACCAGAGGTTGAAGATGTAGCAAACAAAGGTGCCATTTCGGAAAACAGTGATGTTACAACAAGAGAGTCTCCTTACTACCCGACTGCATTCAGTACTACAGGTGCTCTTGAGAACTTCACAGGCGGCGACGGTCCAACCATGACCGATGTAAAAAAGTCTGTAGACCGATTGTCCAGCCGTCTAAATTAAGCGGCTGGTGATGATTCTGAGAGATACTCCCTTGGACACATTGGACAGGGCTCGTGTCACGTTTGTAAAATCATTACATGATGGCATTGGTAAACCTGATGCTGGTGCTGAATTTTACTTAGCAGCCGTTAGTGCTGAAAGAAAGGGTTACGAATTATCAAGTGATGACGAGTCACTCATTAGAATGTTTCATTCAGTTATTAACAAAGAAGCATATGAAGACACAAAAGTACAGATGACCGGGCCCTCGTCTAGGTTTAATTTAGACCAAGAAATGGGTTTGGAACAAACACTTGCGCAACATGGCGGTGGTGTTCAGCAACAAAATGTTGGCATGATGCTCGCCCAAAACGGTGGGCAACTTTCAGACATGCCTTCTTACAAAGAAGACAGAGTTGTACCTCCTAATCCTGCACTAGGATTTTCGGGTATGCAGTTTCAAATGACTGATGGTCACCCTGACGACCAGTATAGAACTCACAACTTTATTGGTTCAGACATGAACCCTATCCACGGTAAAATGCACACATTGGTTTCCGGCTTTTACAAGAAAGGTAAGGATGGTATTTCTCAAAGTGAAAAAGACGCTCACAAAGAAACAAGATGGGAAGACCATGTATCGATGGATAATGCGGCTGATTTTTTAGTGAGACCGTATCATTATGGTCAACTTGATACTGACAATGCAACGAACCATGCGATTTATGAAAAACATTACAAGGATTGGAAACACGCAAGTCCTTCACTTGTTGAGCAAATAACAGACAACTTTGCACAGCAAGGGATACTTGATGATAAGCAAATAGAAGACGCTCTGAGAAATTTACACCTCAGTGGTTTAGAGAAAGAGTGGGAATCGAACTTGGGCCTGATGGACTATCTGTTTGGTATGGAATTCTTTCCACCTGATGAAAGAAACAAAGCCTATGAGCACATTGCCAGACATGGTGTATCGAACGATAACAAACCTTTGAAATTCGACAGACACGATAACAATCCCGATTTCATTCCTCGACTTATCCGTAACTTTCATCAAAGATTTTCTGGACTCTATAACCACTGGATAAGAAATCCTAAAGGGCCCGGAGAGCCTACTAAAAACATACCAATAAGACTTCCAGAGGAAGCCGAAAACATCAAAACAATACATAACTACAACGCTATGACAAATCATCAGCCGTTTGGTAAAAAGAACAGTTATGAAAGAGCCGTTGACTATTACAACAAAATGTTGCCTCTTCTGTTGGACGAGGGAGACGACAGTTCATACCGGCTTTCATACAGCGAAGTGCCGTCATTGTATACGAATGAGGCAGGAGATATTGAAGAGTTAGGTGTGAAGCCGATAGAAGAAAGAGTACCGACTGGTGAAAAAGACCATGCTGGTAAGCCTGTATATACAACGAGGCATAATCACCCTAACTTTAGATTGATGAACTTGTTACTCAATATAGACAAGGACGGTAAGTTATACGAAGACGAACAGCATCCTTTGTGGGGTATGTCTTGGAACAATAAAGATTCACCTTTCTCTCAAGATGAAATCGATGAGATATTGAAAGAAAGAGAAAAGCAGGCTTTACAAGAAGAGGGTGCTGCTAGAACAGCAAGAACTCATGGCATTTTTCATTATGGCTCTTTCGTCGATGAAAATGATTACGACTATACTGACGATAGTGAAACACTGGCTACTTATTGGCAAAGGCCCTTTTTCAAAGGAGGGCTTGGTAAACATGCAAACGAATTATTCAATTTACTTCATCATCATACTCTACTCTTCAATCCAGAGTTTGCAGAGCAAGAAGAAGAAGCCGACCCTAGAGGTAGCATTGACCTCAGTGACTATTACCCAGAGGGTATGATAGAAGAGGAAGAAAAGAAAGATGAGAAAACTCCAACTGGCTATACACCAAGGATTAGTACAGATGGAAAACGCCGTGAGAGTTTGCTATTTGGTAAAACCAAATCAGGTAATAATATAGACATAAGGCATAATGTATCAGGTTCTCAACTTATCAACAGCATGTTACCTTTACTTGGACCATTTGCTCATCCCAATCAAAACCTGTTCCAGTTGATGGAAAAGGGCAAAGTGAAAAACATGAACGTAAGAGGTGACGTGCAAGACGCTTCGATGAATATGAGTCCTTACAACGCTTTTCACTCTTCAAGTAAAAAAGGTATATCTGGAGAAAACAGACAGGTATCGAGACATACTGCTTCTTCTGATGGAGCCTTTGTCAACCAGCAAAACAGAATAAGACACGATGCGAGAGAAAGAGGTGACGATGCTACCGCTCACCTTGCGAGAAGTAAATTGAATGGAAAGGTCGCTAATCATTTAACAACTGTCAATCCATTCAGTTTGAAGCAAAAGAATCCATTTAGTCAACATGGTTTTAGGACTATAAATTCACACATCTATCACGACATAGGTAAGCGGCTAGGTTTTTCTCAAGCACCTATGATGCCTTATCCAAGTGCTCTGCAACCTAAAGATGCTCGTACTTCTAACACACTTCACTTTGACGAAGACCATGACAGGACACTTGACAAAGAACCCTTCATCCCTCTTGCAGATTATGACAATGCAATCGACCAAGTTGAGAGCGACTATTCACAAGCCTTACTGAATCTTGAGAGGGGTCGTCAAGAAAGAAAACGTAGATTCGGCAGAAACATTCGACCTGTCCAACAAGGACAAGAAGAATTTGAAAGTCCAAGACGTGCACAGTTTGACAAAGACTCAGAAAAATACAAAGACACCAAGAAACTAATCGAAGAAGAGTACAAGCGTAGATTAGCCAGAATAGAGAGTAAATTTCAGATGAAAAATACACCTGCTGGCTCTATTAGGATGGGAACTCAATCAATTGAAGTACCGTCTATTATGTTGAAACCTGTACTTTCTGCCTCTCAACCAGAGCAAGGTGAAGAAGGTATAGGTGAAGACTATGCAAACTTAGTTAGTGACCACGCTTTGTTAAGTGACATATTAGAAAACGAAAACTTGTCTCCTGACGAGAGAAAAGGTATATCTCGACAAATTTCAGAAATTGATGAACGATTAGATGCAATGGAAGCGACTGACCGGCCAGAAGACACAGGTCAGCATACTTACGGAGGTAGCGGTCACAGTAATACATTACATACCAAGATAGATGCTGACACAAAAGCCATCGCTCAGAGCGGTCAACATCTTCAAAAAAGACTCAGTCCAGAAGAGATGGCGCATATATTTGACCCTACACTCCCCCACGAAACTGTAGCGGCTAATATTCGTATGTTTGCAATGTTTGCAAATGACTTTTTACAAATGGCTCCACACGAAAGTCACGGTATACAAACTCAAGGTAACACGGTATATACAGAACAAGGTAACCAGCCTCAAGCAGAAGTCGGCAAAGGTATCAAAGGCTTGGTAAGAAGAGCAGGTACACCGATTGACCTAGAAGGGTTATTTGAAGAAGGAGATGAAAACGCAGTAAGTCAGTTAATGGATGTACTTGGATACGACAAGAAAAATCCACAACTTCGACAAACTGCGATTAATTATATGCAATACCTCGCTAATCAAAGAGCAGGTAAATCATTTGCACCTATCATGACAGTTAGGCAGGTCTTTGAAAGTATGTACCCTGATATTGATGTCGACGAAGTGCTTTCTAAAACTAAAAAAGCGCACGGTGCGGCTAAGCGTGACCCTGAATCAGTTAGTAAAATCAAAAATTTATTTTCTTCACTAGGTAGTGAACAGACTCGTAAACAATTGGGTCTCGATATACACATGGCTCATAGCACTGATGACCGACATCCCAAAGACACCTTTACTACAAAACCCTCCAGATTTGGAAATGCTACGCGGAAGAGACACAGGAGTGCAGACCGTTATCACAACTTGGTTCAAAAATTAAATTCAATCGTCACGGAACTACCAGAAGTCGAGGCTGCTAAAGAAACATTTGAAGAAAAGAGTGGATTAAACACAGTGCCGGTTGATAGGTTCAATCATGACTCTCATACAGTCAACAGTTACTACAATTCTTCTGGATTCAGGCACGAGTTCGGACACCTGATGTTTCCCAATTTTGACTATGACATTTCTCCAAATGGCGAAACGTCTATCAAGTTAATTCCAGAGGGTCACCCTCAGAGACTGGTACCGCCTTTGCATAACTTTTGGCAAGCCATATCTCCTCCAGAGTGGATGAACATGCTTCAATCACAAGACCCTATGCATGTAAACGCAAGGGCTATGATGAATACACCTGATAGATTAGGGCCACAATTTATACAAAACTCAGTTGGCCGTCGACCTAACAAAGACATACACAGTACAACAAAGTCGATGGGACTTGCTGACTTGACCAATCCTGATTTGATTCGTAAGGACTTGGGTCCAGAAGTACCTATTCTCCAACCTATGCATCGTATATTTGAAATTAGTGACCTTGAACATTTGCGTGGATTCTCAGGTGATTGGGTAGTCTCACACATGCCAGAAGGTCAAAGAGGCTTTGTTAAGAAAGAAGATGACAAGGTAGAATCAGAAACATTTGACCTGTCCGATGAAGACAAGAAAAATTTCAAAGAAGTAACTGACGAGGACTTCAATGCTGATGTCATAAAGTTAGAAGATGGGTACTACATCTTTGATGTCATAGAGTTTGCTGGTAAAGAAGTGCACGAAGTTCCTATATCTGACCGAATCAAAATACTGAGAGGCGGTATGGAAGGTATACAGAATGTGCACTTACCCAGTGCCAGCGACACTCGGCTTACAGATGATGCAGGGCTTGCATCTACTATCAAGGACTTGAAGAAAGAACATGACAGTCTTTTGCTACGAGATGCTAAGTCAGTTTACATGGCTGGTGAGTTGAGACATCCAAAGTGGGTTATGCTTAAGCCCGGACAGGATGTTGTTCTCAGAGTGTTAGAACGAAGAGGCAACGGACCTTACACATACAGACTTGGTACTGGACCTATTACTCAAGATGAGAGCATTGGTAATCGTGCTGTTGAATCGGACGGAGAAACTTACATGGATGTGGGGGCTGCTTTCAATAGTCCTGAAAAGTACAACGAAGGTGACCATGTACGTGTTAATGTTACTAACGTCAGTAAAGTAGAGTCAGCAGAAGATAACAATGTATACACTTTGACAGGTTCTGAAATTGTAGGAGAAGCCGAAGGAGAAGGTTTGGTCAGTCAAGAAACGCTCGGTATGCTCGCAAAGTCAGAAGATGCACAGTGGCTTTGTGAAGTTCATAGGGCTAAGTCGGGTATACGAGTAGTTATGCCACAGGGAGATGTAGTGTACAAGGCTACAGAATCAGGAGAGCACTGGACAGTGCACAGTCCTCTTTCTAGTAACGGCTATCTTATCCGTTTGTCAGAAAGTCAAAGGATGTATTGGAGTCCAATAGCAGGTGCACTTCTCAAGGCTGATGTCGAGATTAAAGAAGAAGTTCACGAAAGTCAAGGTGATGCGAAGCCTCTCATACCTCCAAAGAAGGTACAAGATGCAGAATGGTGGAAAAAGAAAGAAAAGCAAAAGGTATTGGTCAAAGGACTATCGCTTGTTGACAAGTTTCTCAAGAGTTCTATAGGTGCAGTTGGGGCGGCTAATGCTGGAGCCAAAGGTCTAGGGTTGGACTATGCAACACCTATAGAATCGCCTATGGGTCCGACAAACCTCCACGACGAGAAGACAATGCCAGATTATGACAATAGAAAAAGGCCCGGAGAAGATTATACTATTCCAGAAAAAGAAGAGGACGAAGAGCCTGACAAGCACATGGTAATTCCTGTAGAAAACGGGACACTGGAGATTGATTCTGAAAAAGCCATAGTTCGTATTAATTAATATAGTATGAACATTCTCTATAGAAACAATGGCAGCGTTTGCAGCACTAAGGACTTCCCCCGTAAATCACGGTGGTAGCATTAGTATACTCAAGGCTGACAGTGACCTTGTAATCGCTGGATATGCCAGTGTAGAAATGGTAGACAAGCAAGGTGACCTAATCACTCGTGGTGCTTTGAAAAATGCTTTCGGTGACTTTATGAAAGCAGACGGTTTCCGAAATGTGCAACTTGCACATTCTAATATTCAAGTGGGAAGCGTTATCCCATCTTACACTGACTCAGACGGTCGTGTTTGGAAGTCTGGCGTCGATGACGCTGGAATGTTTGTAGTCATCAAACTACGTGATGACATCGAAAAGGCTCGTGAAGTAGCCAATGAGATTCGCAAAGGTGCCCTTCGTGGGTTCAGTATTGGAGGACAAGCATTCAAGAGAATGCGAAAGAGTGACCAGCAACACGGTGACTACACAGAAATCTCCAAACTTGAACTTCATGAAGTAACTATTTGCGAGAAAGGTATTAACCCGGAGGCGACATTCCGTATATTGAAGGAGGACACATCTATGACAAACGAAGATAATGTATTGGGCGAATTGTCTACTGTGCTTGACAGACTGAATGGCCGATTAGACGCCATGGAAAAAGGCGAAATGCCAGAAGGTCTGAAAGAACACATGGAAGGCAAGGATAAGAAAAAAGAAAAAGACGAAGGTGAAGAAATGGCCGAAGAAGGAGAAGACAAAAAAATGTACGGTGCTGAACACAAAGGTATGCACGGTGACATGGCAAAAGGAGAATACTCCGATGTTATCTCAAGCGAATACCTAAACTGGATGGAAAACACCCTAAAAGGACAAGGTGTTGACATTGGCGGTGCTCGTGCTCACTTCGATGACATTTCCAAGGCTAACCTCGGCAGCACTCCTGAGCAAATCGGTGACGGTGCTGAATACTTTGCTGGACAAGTAAAGGGTCGTGCTCAAGAAGGTGGCTCCCCATCAACTAACGCTATTGGTAAACTCAACAGCGGTGGCAGTGGAGAAGTCGCTAAAGGATACTTGCACCCTGACTCTGTTTCCTCTTCTGACTTGGAAGCCGCTTACGAAGTCTACAAAGCCGCTGCTTTGGAAGAACAATTCAAGAGCAACTTAGGCAACGTCTTCGCTGACAGACTCCAAAAGGAACTTTACAGCAAAGCACAAGCCCAAGAAGCAGCATCTTTCGATGCTCGCACACCACTCGCTAACATTGAGAAAGCACTAGGCGACCTCAGTGACAGAATCGACAACATCAGTAAATCTGCTCCAGAAGCAGGAACTGAAATCAAAAAGCATATTTCCACTGTGGAGATTCCCTCAACCGAGGAACTCGCCAATATGGACTGGGGTGACGTACACCGTCTCGCTGGGAGCGTGTGGAACTAAGGAGGAATTTAAATGGCAAGAAATTATATGAGAACAGTAAACGATATGGAGCGTTATTATTACGGTGCAGGAAGTTCAATGGGCTACTCTTACAGTGGCTCTGAACTTTTGAAAGCCGATGCGCCGCTCTTGAGCACAACCGCTGGTACATACCAAGCAATCTACGGTCGAAAAGTCTGGAGTCAATTGAACCAAGAGTTCAACGCTTTCAGTATTCTACCTAAGAAACCATGGGACCGAAGTGGATGGAGAGTTGTAACCGCTCGCCCTGACTCTACAAAAGGTGGAGGCATTGCTGAGAACGGAACACTTCCAGACACAACCAAGCCTACTTTCCAAAACGTAGCAGCCAAGCCAAAGACCATTGCTCACTCATTCGATATGTCTGAGACAGCAATTTTCCTTAACGACAAGGATGACGGTCTTGGTGACATCCGCAGCGTCTTGAAAGAAGAAATGGGTAAGCACCACGCAGAGATGATTAACGAAATGCTCTTGCAAGATGTAGACACCCCTGCTGGAAACGACTACGAGTCTCTTGACCGTATCACTTGTGGCGCACTCGAAACTGGTGCTAACACTGCTAACAAAATGCGATTTGACGGCAGCGGTACTGTTTACGGTAGCCTAACTGATGCAGACATTTACTCAATTGACAGAAATGCTACAGCCAATGCTTGGTCCGAAGCAGAAGTCAACACTTCTGGTACAAAAGGAAGCAACCGCAACTTGTCACTTGACATCATGGATGACCTCTTCCAGAAAATCTGGGTACGTGGTGGAAATCCTAAAGTCATCTTGACTGGATACGACACTTTGATGAGAATCCAACAACTCTTGCAAAGC